TTTTTATTGTTACGTCACTTAACTTGACTTTGATGTATACCATAATCCTGTTATTTCATCTGGGAAACTTTTTGATATTTCTCTCTGTTCATTATTCTTCCAGAAATCCATAATTTGTTCACCTGTTGAATCGTCAATGTAATATGTATAATTACCTATTGTAATATACAAAGATTTATCACTCCTTACATCGATACTTATTCCATCTCTTATATTTATTTTCATAATTGTATTTCCTTAAAGTTTTCAATATATTTTTCCTCGCCTTCAGCATAACCACGAGCCTCTCCATCAACAGTAGAATGTACTCTTGATACATACTGACCGTATAATTTCCACCATCTAAGGTCTTGTTTTAATCTTTGGTACTCGAAATAATCTATATTCATAATTGTATGTTTTTTATAATTTGGTGCAATATAATAATTATTTTCCAACTGCCAAATAAATATACAAAAAAAAGAGGGAAACCTAAATCTCCCTCTCCCCAAACATACTAACTAAAATATCAAGATGAAAAAACTTTCACCACAAATATATAAAATTAATTTACAATATAAACACCCTTAGGTACAGTTCTAACTAGTAAGTATTGAATTGCATAACGACTAGCATCTAGTAAGTGGTTATAAGAATCTATAGGTTTTACACCGTTAACTGCCCAAACATAGTTATTGAATTCTTTGATAAGATTTTCTCCCTCAACATTTATATTGTAATCTTGCATAAGAGAAATACCTGTGACAATAGATCCCTTAGATTTAACTGTAGGTGTGATATTCAATGATGGTTTCTTCATCCTCATCTCAACAAGAATACGAGGTTCAGAGTTATCGGACACTATTAAATTGCGACCTGCGATACGAGTACAGTAATCGTATATCTGGGATGTAACAAGCCCTTTTTTATATAGGTGTTCTCTAAGCCATATGATCTTTCGTTCTTTATCTAAGGCACATTCTACTAATGCCGTTGGATCGTTAGCAAAGCCAAAGTCTAAACCGAATATTGAATCTATTGAATTGTTAAATGGACCAACCTGCCAGTTGTTGAATATAACTCCTTCAGCTTTTTGTAGCCATCCACCCATAATTTGATGTTGATACTTCTCTGGTCTTCTAATCTTCATACCTTCAATCTCATATACAAATGATTTACTTAGATGTTTTATATTATCTAAATAAGTAGTATGGATGTAAGTAACACCGTTTTTAGTGCCATTGTAACCATCCTCAATAGATCTATTCTGAAAGAATCTCTGGTATATCCAATGCTCTTTTGTTGTAGGGTTTAGAATTAATATACATCTGTTTCTTGATGTTTTACTACGAATGGAGAAGTCTATCTTATCAAATGAAGATTCTTCCATAAGCTCTTCTGCTTCATCTAACACAAATGTATTGATACCTTGAATCGATTTAAGCTTTGCAGTCTGATCACCACTAGCAGTTTTTATACCACTAAAGTATATTGAACTGCCATTGAGTTTATTGGTAATCTCTGTTTTAGTTATTTCAAACTGTTCCTCAACACCCATAAGTTCTAGCTTCTCTCTAAACTCTGGTATGATACTCATCGATGCAGAACTCATTGTATATCTTGTAAATAATGTTTTGGTATTCTCTTGGTAGGTAAGTAGAACAAGAAATGTATTAACGGCAAAAGACTTACCAGAACCTCTACCACCAGTAATAACAAAGTATCTACTGTCTTCGTCAAACAGAGCTTGGTACTTAGGGTTTAGATCTATTTTGTTATTCATCTTCTACCTCTTTATGATCTACATCTATAGTCTTTGGTTTACCAAAATCTATAACTGGGATGTTTACATTCTTATTAATATTTATCTGTTGTTCTTTTGGTTTACCGTATCTGTATTCCCAAAGCATTTTTATGTAGTTGAAGTTTCCTTCTGATGCTTTTTTAGCTACGAAGATCCAAGCTTTCTCTTCACTACCAAAAGCTTTTGTCAAAGCATTTAAAGTAAGCCCACCCATCTCTTTCTCTTTGATCTTTGGTGGTCTGCCTTGCCCTCTTGATACTCCTTTTAAAGCACCGTTATTTCTTCTACCATCTGAGTATTTAGGTTTCTTATTACCCACTTTTAGTATTGTATTTTATCCTTTCTAACACATAGCCATTCCTATCAAAGAAGGCTTCTCTCCCATCTGAAAACTCTTTAAGTTTTAAGTATTTTTTATTTAAGTATTCGTTGTTTACAATAAGCTCATTGTGTAATGCTTTTAGATTTATATATCTTTTCTTAAGCTCATTGAATTTAGCTAACATTTCAAGAAACTGTGGATCTGTAAATTCTACATTTTTAAAACTATCAGTAAGAACTAGGTCCAATGAATCTAAGAACATTTTATTTACTGAAAGATATTCTGCCTTTAATGATGGATTAAATTCACAGTACCCTTCTAATTTTTTTATCGAATGTAAAACTGTAGCGTGATTCTTTCTCAAAGTCCTACCAATAGATTCAAGAGAAAATCTACCAGTATCATAAAGCATCTTATAATAAAAAGCTCTTGCCTGTACAAAGTTTATCTTTCTTGTTTTACTTTTTATGTTAACCTTAAAATAGTTTGATGTAATATCAAATGCTATTTCTAATATTTGTTTTCTAGTTATTGTTGCTTCCATCAAATTCAAGTTCTTTTGTTTTATAATCTTTATATGCTTTTGCTATCCCACTACAACATTCATAGTGTTCTATATCTCTGTAGTAAGATAATAAGTGACGTACTTCTTCTTCCCCTAGAAGACCTAGAGTCAAAGAGAGGTAAGTATCCTCATAACATTCTTGCTCACTAAAGTACACCATAAGTATAAAATTCTTCTATTTTCTTTTTCTTATCTACAAAAAAGCTCTTGTAAATATTTACAGCATCTAAAGTTTTTTGTCTACCGGATTTATAAAAATCCTTACTACATTCAAATATTCCAATGCTAGTACTTTGTTTATCTATAACTAAAAAAGTAAAGTCTTTGTATGATATGTTAAATAAACTACAATAGATATACATCTGCATATCGTAATTAAAATCACGAGCTTTCCATTTAAACTTCTTTAGATCACCAGAGGTAGTCTTTAAATCTACAATATAGCTAGGACCTAAAATATCTGCTTTCCCACGAAATGGTAATCCGTAAAGATCTGCTACGGCTGGAACTTCAGTTCTAGCATTTCTAATCATATCTAAACATTTACTGTTGTCTAATATACAATAAGCCAGTTCTTGTGCTAAAGCTTTTTCTGTATCCTTAAAAGTATCTTTCTGGGCATCCCACTTCTCTGGTTCTAATATCATATAATGAACCATAGATCCTATCCTTTGTTGAGGTGTAGGTTTATGAGGTTTGTTTAGATTGTCAGTATATCGTTTTGGTGATTTAAGTAAATCAGAACAAGAAGAGCTAGAGAGAACATTACTTCCAAGATACCCAAAATAAAAATCGTCATTATCCATCTTACCCAATAGCTCTTGCTTATTCCAGAATTTACCATCTAAGGTTGTTATAGTGTCCAAGTTCAATTCAATAAGTTCAACATAAATTTAATAGCTTTTTCTAAATATTCAATAATAAATACAAAAGGTAAAACTAAGGTATTGAGTATCAAATCTATAAGAAACAAAAAAAATATTATAAGTAATACTATAAAATTAGTAGGACTTAAAAATATTAGCTTGAGTGTTTTCATCATCTATCTTTTCAACAAAGATATAACAATTCTCGAACTGACAAAATATTACTTATTAGGGTTGAATCTGTCTTTCCAGATAGTTTGACATACAGCAAACCTCTGGTCTCTATCCCCATACTCAGCTCCCATCTTTGCATTCCCCATACAACGTCTGGTGAAGTCTCTATTAGTCTCGTATTTCTTCGGTTTGATTAACGGCATCTTCTACTGTTTTTAATCTATCTAGTGTACCTATAAGTACTTGTTGAATAATTTTAATATCGTTCTTTATTTTAAATAACTCTGATTCTCTCATTTGTTCAAGTTTTTTATCTTCTCCAAATATAGTATAAAATCCATAGCTTCTTCCTGTGCGTGGTTAATCCACTCGTAAAATCCATCAGGATTATCCTGTAGAGTCACTCCGTATTTTTCCATACCTTCTCTAGATCTAGATCTAAACTTACTAATTACACTTTCTACTATTGGATCTTGAGATGTATGGTTGTACCCTGTAGAGTCCATTGTCCAGTCTACTCTTTCTATTTCCATAATTATAAAATTTTTATAGCATCATTTACATTTAAATAACAAATAATTTTATTTATTAACACATCACTATCCTTACCAGATATTTCTGTAAATCTAGGTAAGGACCTTTCTTCCCATTTAGGATTTGTATCTTTTAAATTCCACATATATATTCCTTCAGGTGTTGAA